TTTGTTGCATTCGGCGCAGCTGTTGTTTTGGCAGCGGCCGGAATCGCCGTATTAACTATGTCCTCAATTTCTCTGGCAAATGCAGGCCCGCTTGCAATCGCAGTGATGTTCGGCCTGATCGTAGCAATTGGTGGATTGATGGTCGTAGCGGCTGCAGTAGCTCCTGTCCTTACAGCAGGAGCTGTTGGTTTGATCGCATTCGGTGTGGCTGCGGCACTTGTTGGAGCGGCAGTATTGCTTGCGAGCGCAGGCCTTGCGATCGTGGCAAGTGTACTTCCGATTGTCGCCGAGTATGGCTTACAGGCATCTGTAGCAATCGGAGCATTGGGCGTTGCAATGACGGTATTTGGAGCCGGTGTGATCGTGGCCGGTGCGGGCTGCGCTGTCCTTGCTGTTGGATTGCTTGCAGTAGGCGTTGCGGTGCTTGGAGTCACAGTTGGAGTAGTTGCATTCGGTGTCGCAATGGTAGCAGCGTGTGTTGGAGTGCTGGCGATGGCAGTCGCGTTACTGGCAGTAAATTCCAGCATGAAGTCCATTGCAAAAAACGCAAAAACAGCGCAGAAATCCATTACAAGTATGAAGGATTCTGTGAGTATTGTGAATGACGGGTTGGATGCTCTTGGAAACAAGGCTAAAAGTGCCGTGAAATCTATAGTGAGTGCATTTGACAACGGCGCGGGAAAAGCTAAGAGTTCCGGAAAGAAACTCGGAGACAGCGCGAAAGATGGGGTACAAAGCGGACTCCAGCCAACACAGGCAATCGCAATCAGCATGGTTTCTGCCGTGCTTGCATCTCTTGCGTCAGGGGCGGGCAGCGCCTATAGCAGTGGTCTGAATATTGGAATTAGCTTTGCAAATGGATTAGCCGCAAGCCTTGGAAGAATACAGGCGATTGCGGCACAGATGACGGCCGCGGCAAATTCTGCAGCAGCATCCCGGGCGAGCCTGCCAAAAACAAGAAGTGTTATAGCGGGTGAAATAGAAAATACTCCGATGATATCAGCTTATGGAATGGTCGATGAAATAAATGACAGAATTGATATTCCGGTTATTTCCAGTGCTGATCCAGTCATGACGGCATATACAAGCAGAGTAGGTGCGAAGAAAGAATTATCTGATGATTATACTTATAAGAGAAATGCGACATACACAATCGTTGTGCCGGTTGAATATAACGGCAGAGAAGCAGCACGTGTTACTGCAGAATTTACACAGAAAGAGTTGGAAAGCCGTGAGAGTATGAAACTGAGACTGAAAGGAGAACGAAGCCATGTATGAGTTTGTGGATACAAATAAGGCGGGGAGCAAAAGTTCCCTGCCGAGTGAGGCTCTGCAGATTGATGGGGCATATATTGAAAATCTAATTGATGGATATCGGACTCTGTACGTGACCGGTCGTGAGCTTTTGGGATCGGAAATTTCGGAGAGAGAAATTGACCTTGTGGATGGGTCCGAGTATACGGGAAAGCGAGATACAGCCAGAAGCATTACAGTTGGATACCAGTTGCTTTGCGCATCTCCTAGAGAGTTTCAGGAAAAATTCAACAAACTCTCTGGAATCTTAAATAAGGAACAGGCAAAGCTGATTTTTGCAGATGAACCGGATAAATATTTTATCGGGACGAAATCAAGTGTAGGAGATGTGGAGCCAGGCAGATTGAACGTAAAAAGCGAATTTACTTTTTATTGTTGTGATCCACGGAAATATTCTGCAGCGGAAAAATCGTTTACTGCCCATCAGGAAAGCGGATATCAGACGCTTACTATTGTAAATGGTGGTACAGAATCCGTTCCGGTAAGCTACGATATCACTCACAACCATGAAAATGGATTTATTGGGATTGCCAGTAAATACGGTGCAATACAACTCGGCAAGATCGAAGAAGCAGACGGCGAAGACTATAAGGCGTCAGAGATACTGTCAGAGGGGTATAGCCTGTTTCAAGACGATCACGGCACCTCTTATCAGAATCCAGAAAATACCACACAGGGAACACTCGAAGTCAAGAATGTTGCCGGATATAACGTCATGGCATTAAAAGGTGGACAGGCAACATCCGGGTACTGGAACGGCGGAATGAGAACACTTACTATCCCGGTTGACAGCGAGGGCAGACGTGGGGCAAAGAACTTTTACTGTTACACGCAGCACTGGTTCGAGACTGGATTGATGGGACAGACGGGAGCACAGACTATTGCGTTTCTTACAGGGAAAAATGAAGTGATCTGCTCTATGTCCATAAATAAAAGCGATTCTGTTGGTAATACGGCACATGTGGACTGGTTCGCACCACAAAACAAGAAGATCAAGACACTGGATTTCCAGCCGACAGCTTATGAGGGAAACCCGTTTAATTTAAAGATGGGTGGTGGGCATAATGATTTCTTAAAAGAGGGTGACCGGCTTCGGATCTTTTGGTACGGTCAGTATTATTACTTTACTATCCCGGAGATTAAAGACATGGCGTGTGAGAAGATACAGGTCTGGATCGGACAGTGGGGAAGTAGAGATCTTGGAAATCAGCTGGTTACGCACAATTATTTAAAAAGTATCTGGTTCCGCAAGGATAACGTGGAAAAATACAGAGATGTGCCGAACCGGTATAAGTCCGGAGATGTGGTCTATATTGATGGAAATGATACAGCGGTTTATGTAAACGGGATGAAGCGGATGGAAGATGAAATCCGAGGAAGTAAGCATTTTCTGGTACCGCCGGGAGAGACGGAGATCCAGTTCTCCTACTCGGCATTTAGCAGTCCTCCACCAACGATTAAAGCCAAAATAAGGGAGGCGTATTTATAATGAATGAAATCAGAATTGCCGTACTGAATCCACATGACAGGGTGCTTGCATTTTTGGATAACACCCATCGAAACTCTATGCATTATTGGAACGATGAGCTCCATGAATATCTGCAGGGGACAGCGAATACATACGCATTTACGGTAAGTTCCAAACACGAGGATGCGGCGTATATCGTAGAAGGGAATAAAGTAGCCTTTGTATATAACGGAAAAGACTACTATCTGAATATCGTACATGTGGAAAAGGATGAATTTACAGTTACTGCGACAGCATGGTCTTTAAGCTTCGAATTGATCAACGAGAATGTTGGGGCATACAAATCTGAAAGCGCAATGAGCTTTGAGGAATATGTAACTGCCTTTGATCCGGAACGTACCGTGCGGATCGGGATCAATGAAGTGTCAGATAAGCGGATTTCAAACGAATGGACAGGTGAGGCAACGGTACTGTCCCGTTTATTTTCCGTGGCGAATGTATTCGATGCGGAGATTGAGTTCCAGACTGTGTTAAATGATGATTATTCACTGAAAGAAATTGTAATGAACGTGTATCGGGAACACTCAGACAATAACACGGGAGTTGGGGAGTTCCGGGGAGATATCAAACTGCGGTACGGGAAAAATGTTACCGGCATCCGGAAGGAATCCAGTATCGAAAATCTGTACACCGGTATCCGTCCAACAGGAAAGGATGGACTGACTATACAGGGAATTGAGAAAGAAGAGCTGGATGAGAACGGTGTAGTAGAGTTTTATACACAAGGTCCAGATATCCGGGCACCACAGGCAAGAGATCGCTTCCCATCGAATCTGATAAACAAAGAAGACGGATACATCTTTATGCCAAAATCCTACGATACGGATAATAAAGACAAGCTGTACAGTATGGCACTATTGGACTTGAAAACAGCATCTGAACCGGTCGTGACTTATGATGTAACGGGATACTTTGATACTGCTATCGGAGATACCGTGGAGATTGAGGATGAGGAGTACGTTCCTACCTTATACTTGAGTGCAAGAGTATCGGAGCAGGTTCGCAGTTTCACGAATCCGCAAGCAAACAAGACAGTCTTTACCAATTTTAAAGAGCTACAGTCGGAAATCTCTGAAGATTTGCTGCAGAAAGTAGAGGATCTGATTAACAAAACAAAGATTTACACCAGCAGTATCTCTACGGATAACGGAATTGTATTTAAAAATAATGAAGGCTTTACCGACTTGACTGCCAATGTAATAGATAATGGGGTAGATCGGACAGACAATTTCACAATTCGATGGTTTAAGGATGGAAATCATATTTATGCCGGTCGGACCATAAAAGTTCGAGCTTTGGATGTGGAGAGCAAGGCGGTCTACAAATTTGAAGCAAGGGATACGGAGGGAATCCTTCGAGGATTCGAAGAGGTTACGGTTATGGATGTATCCGATGGAACAGACGGAGAGGATGCAGCAATCAAGTCGGATACCACGCCGGACGATAAGACCAAGCTCTGGTACGATACAGTCAATAACGTGTTTAAGTACTGGGATGGCGAAAAATGGGTGGAAGCATACACGGAAGACATCGAGGATGCGAAAGATGCTGCGGGAAATGCTCAGGAATCCGCAAATACAGCAATCTCTAGCGTAACGAATATCAACACTAGCTTCGAAAAATACAAAAATGAAGTCCGAGCCGAATTTAAAAATACAGTAGAGTATGTGAATGGTAAGACCGAGGTGGTTGATACATGGGTGCGGCAGGGGTCGGATGGCGTAACACCGTTTCTGGAACTTGGCGGAACAGGAAACGACCTAAAAGCCAGATTAACAAACTCCAGATTGGGATTTTACGAGGGCGATAAGGGATTGGCATATTTCGGAAACGAGAAAGCGTATATGCCGGTTGCAGAAATTGACAATCTAAGTGCAAAGAGAGTTGGTGTAGGCAACCATGCTATGCTGGACAATGGGGATGGACACCTATCTATAATCTATATCGAGTAAGGAGAAAAAATGGCAGGAACAGGAAGAATATACGTCACGGCAGTACGTGGTGTAGGAGATGTTAATCTCACGCACAAGTATGATGTAGATATCAGATTTGATATCGCATTTGACTGGGGCGGGTACAATTACGGTGGTGCACCGTACAGCATGAGTTGTGATGGACAGAACACCTCTGGCAGTGCGACATTCGCAGTCGGCAGCGGCGGAGGACAATGGATCTGGACGAATATCGGTGGAACGAAGACGTTCCGGATCACAATGCCAACGAGCGGACAATCAAAGAAGATCGGCTTTTCCGCGACGGTCAATACAGGAGTTAATCCAGCCACGATCTCAGCGAGTGGGGAATACACCTTGCCGGCTATTACATGGGAGCATACAGTATCTTATAATGCAAATGGCGGGACCGGTGCTCCAGACAGCCAGAAAAAGATATACGGATCTGTATTAACACTATCTTCTGTGCGTCCCACAAGAGATGGCTATGTATTTATGGGCTGGGCAACATCGTCCGCTGGAGACGTAGCATACATGCCGGGATCAACGTACGGTGCCGATGTGGATGCGACTCTTTATGCAGTTTGGCAGATCGCGTACATTAAGCCGACAATTACCGGGTTGACTTCATTGCGATGCGACTCTAAGGGATCACCAAAGAGTGATGGCACGTACATTAAAGTCACTGGGAGTTGGCAAGTAGACCAGACCTTAAATAGCTCTAACAAGGCAACCAGTGTCAGGATAGATTATCAGGAGACTGCTTCCGGGAGTCCGGTGAAAGCAAGCGAAACATACCCAAACACGACAAGCGGAAAGATTTCCCAAATAATCGGGAATGGGAAAATATCCACTGGGAGTGTGTACTTTGTTATCGTCACAATCACGGACCTAAACGGCAGCAAACAAGAAGAAGTGATTGTTCCGGCACGGTTCCGGGCGTTGGATGTTGCGAATAAAGGGAGAAGTATTGCTTTCGGCGGAACAGCAAGCGACAGCGAAGTGGGTTATGATTTCTATCAAGATGCGAGGTTTCATGGCAAGTTATTACTGGGTGATCAAGAATTGATGGGAATCAAGGAATATGATTCCGGACAGGTGAGAGGACCGTACTCCGATGTAAACAGCAGTAATCACGTGCGGGTGTGGTTGTATAAAATCGGCAAGATCGTACACTGCAAAATTGAGATGTTGGCACAGTTTCCGAACAGCGGGTCTTTCAATGATTTTGACGAGGCGGCCATCCCGGAAGAATTCCGGCCGAAATATCACGTATTTTGCGCGTGCCCGGAAGTAGTCGCAGGGACGATTATTGGAACTGGAAGATATCGTATAGGAGACAAGTTTTCTCTGGATGTGGAAAAGAAAGATTATGCAGAGCGAACGATTTGTACATCTTGGATTGCATCGTCTTAGGAGGGGACATGGAGATTAGGGCAAGACCGTGATGGTCTTATTTTTATACTTTAAAAATCGGAGGAAAGACATGACAGAAAATGAAGTAGAAGTGAAACTTGCAGAGCACGGAAAAGAAATCGGCTCATTAAAGCATCGAATGAAAGAAGCAGAGGACGTTGTGAGCGTGGTGCATCAGTTGGCACAGGAAATGGTGGGGCTAACCAAAGAGGTCGGCTTCATGAACCAGACATTGGTACAGTTAACCGCAAAAGTGACGCATCTGGAGCAGACTCCAGCCAGACGATGGGATGGAGTAGTGACAGCACTGATCGGGGCCGTGATCGCGGCTGTAGTAGTAATGTATTTGTAAAGGAGAATGGAAAATGAAGAAGATTAACTGGATTGTAAGAATTAAAAACAAGGCTTTCTGGGTGGCGCTGATCCCGGCACTCTTGCTGTTGGTGCAGGCTATTGCGGCAGTGTTTGGATTTGTGATTGATCTCGGAGACCTTGGAGACAAGTTGTTGACTGTAGTCAATGCGCTCTTTGCAGTACTGGCAATCCTTGGTGTAGTGGTAGACCCAACAACACCGGGAACAGGAGATTCGGAGAGGGCACTTACATATAAATAGATAATTTGAGAGAGCTTGGAAACAGGCTCTCTTTTATTGTGCGACATCGCACAAGGAGGTGAGAACATGAGCGAACAGAACGAATTTGGCAGAGTATCCGCAGAGGAACTGGAAAAGGTATTTGAGACAGAAGAACAGGAGGAAGAGAAAGAATGAAAATTGGCTTAAGGGGAGGGCACTCCCCAAATTGTAAAGGAGCAATTGGTCTGATCGATGAGCAGGCAGAAGTGCGGAAGATCTACAATGAGCTTGTACCAATGCTACAGGCAGTCGGTCATACTGTGGTTGATTGTAATTCCAACGCATCCAATGTGTCCAGCGAGTTGGCAGACGGCACAAATAAAGCGAATGGAGCAGGATGCGATATCTATGGTACCCTGCACATGAACGCTGCTGAATCTCCGGAAGCAGGAGGCGTAGAGGTGTGGTTATATGATGCATCCAATCCGACTATGAACATGATTGCAAGTAACATCTGCAAGAATTTTGAAGAAAAAGGATTTGCTAACCGTGGTGTAAAGTACAGTTCGGGATACCATGATCTGAATGCATCTAATATGCCTGGCATGATCGTGGAGACATTATTCTGCACTGGCGCAGGTGATGTGGCCAGATATCGAAATTTAGGTACAAAAGGAATTGCGGAGCTGATTGCAAAGGCGATTGACAGTAGAACGTCTGCGGAAAATGGACAGGGAAATCAGAATACAAAGACAGACCAGGAAGGAGAAGAAACTATGCAGTGTATGTTTACAGTGGAAGGAAAAGGATGTGTTTATTGGATGCATGATGGAGTTGTAACACCTTTGGGGCATCCAGACGAAATGAAGATTTTACAGGAGATCTATAAAGCGAATTATGGACATGATATGCCAACTTACAGTTGGAGCAAGCCAGCGCCATGGCATATTAGGCTGATGGAACCATTATATCGCGAACCGAAAAAATCTATCTAATTAAAATTCCCTCGGAGATTAGCTCTCTGAGGGGTGAATATTGTATCATTTTCGTGTATATTTATAATATGTAGAAATATTATAGGTTATTGTTATTTGGTGGCCCGGACGGGGAGCTCGCTGCATCGATGCGGTATTTATCTCAGCGGTACACCATGCCATATAAAGAGGTGACCGCAACACTTACGGATATCGGTACATCTGTACCGATATTGCACAAGTTACTTTTCAATAAAAGATGTTTCTAAAATTTCTGTTTTGAAATATTCCCCTTTTCCTGTTGCCTTTACTTTCAGCCGGATTCCTATCGGTATTGACTTCAACCATACATCAACAATATTCCCCTTATGAATCTCTATATGGTCTAAGACTTCCTTATAAACGTCTTCGCTGCTACCATCCATTTCCATAATCTCATCTAAGGCTTTTACATACTTCTCCATATTATTTACCTGACGAGAATCCGACTTGTCTTTTTGTAAAGCATCTGATAGTTGTATATTCAGTTTTTCAAGTTCTTCGTTATACCACTCTGTTTGATTCTGCAAATCTTCCTTTGAAATCAGTCCATCAAGCATTAAATCAATCGCTTTTCGTTTCTTCATTTCAAGATTATCTATTTTCTTCTTGATTTTCTTTGAATCTACTTTTTTTGCTGTTGCTTTTTGAAGCTGTGAGATTTCTTTTAAAATTTCTTTTTTCAAGGAATCACGTTCTCCTTGAACCAGAGTGATACAGTAATTCATGCAAGTTTTTAAAGAACGGTCATTGATAGAAGAATTATTACAGCCGATTTCGTTTCCGTCAGCATCTTGTTTCTTTGTGCCATGATTCGCAGCGGCATAACAACGCCAAGCCTTATAGACATCTCCGCTCATTAATTTTTTCGTGCGGCTGACATAACGGCATCCACATTCCGCACAACGAATTTTTCCACTGCACCAATAGCGATTACTATGCTTTGATTTCTGTTCTTCTGAAGGAGAACGTCTTTTCAATTCCTCCTGTGTCCTGTTCCACAAATCTCTGTCAATAATAGGCTCATGATGTTCTTTCAAGTAAACCATTTCCTCCTCTCCCCGGTTGTATTTCTTTGAATGAGTTAGATAATCTGGTGTGTATGTTTTCTTCTGACATAAATCCCCTACATATTTTTCATTTCTTAACACCCGAAGAATAACTACATTAGACCATAACGCAATTCTTTTCGGTCGCATCCCTTCTGCAAGAAGTTCCTTTGCAATCGTCCATGTTCCTTTTCCTTCATTTGTATATTTATGAAAAATTGCTTGCACTATCGGAACTTCTTCTTCGTTAATATGTAGTTGTCCATTCTGAACAGTATAACCTAATAAGTCTCTGCCAAATACAACACCTTTTTCCATCTGACGCTTTTGCCCCCATTTCACACGTTCCGAAGTCTTTCTGGATTCTTCCTGTGCGATACTTGCCATAATAGTTAGGCGAAGTTCTCCATCAGCGTCTCTTGTGTCGATATTATCAATAGTAAAAATAACACCGACACCTGCTGATTTAAGTTTGCGTGTATAAGACAGCGTATCCACTGTATTCCGGGCGAATCTCGCAACTTCTTTTGTTATAATCAAGTCAACCTCTCCATTTAAAGCATCCTGTATCATCTGCTTAAAACCGGAACGTTTCTTTATCTGTGTTCCGCTGATTCCCTCATCATAATACACTTCACTAAGTTTCCATCCCTCATGATGTGTAATATAATCAGCAAAATAACTCCTTTGGCTTAAAAGTGAATTAGTTTGGTCTTCTTTATCTGTAGATACTCTGGCATACGCCGCAACCCTTAAAATATTTTCTTTCATTGTGCTACCTCCATAAATGAAAATAGCACACCACAAGACAACTATATTGTATCAAAATATCTTGTGATGCGCAATTTATTTTGCGTTATTTTTCACTTATCAAAGAATTCAGTTGCTCATCTGATAAAAGGGAGCGTCTATGTAATTCTTTATATATTCCGCATTTTAAGGTTTTACGAAAAGATTTTTGAATCTCTGTTGAAAACATTTTACTATCCGGCTCTTTTTCAGATTCGCCAGTAGGTTCTTGCATACAATTCCCCCTTTCTCTAACTTATAATTAGATTATGCGAAAGCAATAAAAGTGTTCCTAATTTTCCTGTCCCATAAAAGGCAAATTTTTTTGTTCTTCTACTGTCAAAGTACGAAAATCGGTATCTCTTTCAAGATAAGCTTGCACAGACGGATAAACGGTTTTCTTTCCCGTATCATCATATGTTATCACTTTATGTATTCGTCTTAAAAAGGCTTCCCATGATTCTCTATCTTCTCTTTGTGCTTCTGGATATTGCCGCTCTAACGCCCAGTTTGATATGATATAAACCTTATTGTAACAGGCATATTTATTTGCATATCTAGACGGAAGTTCTAACGGATAAATATCACAGTACAGGAGCATTTCTTTCAGCCTGAGAGACGAACGGAACTCATCAAAGGCAATTACAGGCTGACAGCGATAACCATCAAATGGATTTTTATAATCTGTAATACGGTAGACATCTACAAAATTATGAGCCTCTAACACACCTCTTGTTTTTCCCGTACCCGTATGTCCGCTGATATAACACACTTCCATATCAAGCCGGACAGAATCCTTGAAGCGTTCTGTAAGAATTGTAGTACGCACCTTGTCTATTTTATCAATCTGTAAAATGTAGTCCTGATTGACCGCTAAAATCTCTGCATTTGTCATATTGTCTAGTACCATTTGATACAATTCTGACATATCATGCCTTTTCCCTCTGCTATCTGGTGGGCATGTTCCGTATTCCTCGAAAGAACCTTGTATTTTTGTCTCTTGTTTTAAATCTTTTTCCCATTTCCCCGACTTTCTCACATAGGCAACATTATCGGAAACCGTACCTCTGCATCGCTCTATATGGGCTTCTGGAAAATAGCGTTTTATCATGCTAAATCGAACTCTGGACGAAAATATAACAAAGATATGTGTATGGAATAACGCTCCCTTTTCGTCAGCCATGCAAAGATAAACTAATGTTTTAAAATTCCTATGAAAAATTTCAAATATACATTCATGTGTATATCCTTTTCCCAATGGATCATTAATTGTCAATTGATACATCAACGCTTGTGTGTCTGCTATGCTAATCACTCCTTTGTGCATTTTGTGCTATGGTATGAACAAGGCGAAAAGCCTTATAGTTACTGGTTTTTTCATGTTTGTGCAAGGTTGGGTAATACTATACCAACCTTTTTTCCAAAGGCTTGTGACTACGTCACCGCCTTTGGAATTCTTTCTTAATATTACGAAAGTGCCTGAATACAGAGTCGTTGCATTTCTTCTATGTTCCTAACTATCGGAATTTTAATAAAATGTAATTCTGAACCTTGCAAAAGCAATATTCCCTCTCCGGCTTTAAACTTTCTTTCACCAATTTCTTCAATAAATTCTTTTGGCATTACCATTTCATAAGAACTCTTCAAAGCACTTCCAAGTACTAATATAATCCCAAAATTTATTCTTGCACCATTTTCGAATACCTTAGCATCACCACGTTGAAGCGCCAAAACCGCTCTTACTGATAGACTGCGTCCTACCATTAATAGTTCACTTATTTTACTCATCGCTTCTGTAGCTTTCTTTTTATCCTCACTTTGTAAGGCTAAGATAAAAGCAACATACTCATCAATAATTAACGTGACTCCATATCTACTTTTATCTTCTCCTGATTGTCTTCGGTGCATTTTCTCATAAACAATATTTAATGCGTCCAATACTCTTTTATAAGGATAATAACGACTACATTTTCTTAGAAAAGCAAAAGTATCGTCTTGCTTAAAATCTCCAAAATAATATTCATCTTGAAGAGAACCTGCTTGTATCAACTCTCTAAGACAGCGTAATACAGAAAACGATTTTCCACTACCCGAAAGTCCGCATATTAAAATGTGACTATTGGTTTTGGGAGATATATCCGTAATAATCGGTTTTTTTATACCATATCCATACCACCAATCATATTCATTTCCTAAAATTATATTTTGTTTTTCTTTATTCATACATCGTTCCCCAATCTTTTGCTTGTCTTCCTTTCGCCAAATACATAACAATTTTCTTCCCATCACTATGATTTTTCCCCCCATATTCTATTTTTTCACCAACTAGCCGACCACTAAAAGCATCTTCTATATTTGACATTTTTTCTTCCCAAATATGTTTTGCCTGATTACTATAAAATTCCCTTACCATAACTCCTCTCTTTCTATCTTTCTTTTTACTTATCAAAATAGGTGGCTGATTAAACATTTTTACATTTGTAAATGCAACTATTATATTAGCCTCATCTTTTCGTGCTGTTCTCTCTCCGATCATTTGCACTAAATATATAAGCAAAATAATAGGAAAAACTATTTCTATTGTCTGTAAACATATTTTAAAAATAGGAAAAACTTGTTTTTCAACTCCCATATGTAATAGGCTTTCATCTATTATTTTTCTCAATATTGGAAAACTTCCTAAAATCAATAAAGTAAAAATATTCAAATATGGTCTTTGTATCAGTTGCTGTACCCCTAGTCTTAATCTCGACGCTGTTTTCACTCTATTATATTTTTCTTTCAAATATCTATTATCCATTTTTCCACCCTTTCGTTTATCTTAAATCAGAGGATGTCCCGGAAACATCCTCTGAATAGCAATATTAAATTTTGTCAATGTACTCAATTTTGCCTTTGTAATCAAATGTGATTTCTACTTTATCACCGCTTTCTAAATCTGTCGGCAATTCAACATCTACATTTGCAAAGAACTTCTCACATTTCTTTCCAATCACTCCTCCTTTCTTATCTTCAAAAGCTGTGTAGAGTGTTGTTCCCTCAATCAGCTCTCCCTCCTTATTCTGAAATTTTACTGGTCTCAAACCCATAAGTGTCATTTCCATAATGACGTCCTCCTTTATTTTTTTGCATATGCATCTATATTTGATATATCATGATTTGATTTTATATCAAATTTGTATTATTCTGAAGGAAGTAACATTTACAAATTTAGTGGAAATATTATTTCCGATTTATGAGAGGGGGATTGATAGACAATGAACACAACATTACAAAATTTTCAAAAAAACTCGTCATCTAATTTTTCAAAAAATAATTTATGCGAATTGCGGAAGGAGCTCAACTACACACAGGAGGATTTTGCCGAACTACTCCAAGTATCACAAAAAATGATATCTTATTACGAGAACGGAAAAATTGCGTTACCTATTCAAAAAGCTATTTTTATCGCAAAAAAATTCAACTGTTCTCTCGACTGGCTCTATTGTCTTTCCACAACAAATCATGAAAATACTAATATTGATTTTTTAGTTGATATCAAAAAGATATTATTCAGAAGAAATAACGACATTGTTTTTTCTATTAGTAGTTCATACTGGAAATATTTAAAAGACAAACAGCAAATCAATAATTCAAATTATCTATCTCATGAAAGAGACAAAAAACTAGTAGAACTTAATAGCACTTATAATTCTAGCAGCGATGATGATGTGATATTTGAATTTTCAATAAAAACAGATGTATTTTCATCACTTCTCAGAGTTAATAATAGAGTTTCATATCCTTATATAGTCACTCCAAAAAGTGATAACGAAATTGATAAAGAAATTTTTGATAAGTGTAAAGATTTTTTAATCTCTTGCCTATCTCCAAATGTCGAAGAAGAAGATATATAATCTTTTATAAAAACAAAGAGGATATTCCCATCTATTCTGGGCGTATCCTCTTTACAAATACATACAGTTGCATTTTATCTTAATCTAATTTTTCTCCACATCCATATTCTCCAACGCATATTCACAAGCCTGAATAACAAAGCTTGAAAACGTCACATCTTGATTCCGTATCGCTTCTTCTATTTGCTCTATCAAATGTACTGGAAATCTGATTGTTTTATTTTCTGATTCTTTTTTATTCGGTTTTAATTGAAACGCCATTTTAAACTCCTCCTACTCGTTTAGTTTATTGCATTTCATATAATAAATATGCACTTTGTTTTGCCTTGCATTATGCATTGCAAAATAGTATAATAATCATATTAATTATAAGTACAAAGGAGGAGAGTTTTTAAATTATGCAAAAGGAGGTACAATTCTATACAAAATCAAATTTCAAATGATTCATTAAAAGAAAAAATTAAATCAAAACTGCTAAACGAAAATTTTCCCTATGTATTAGTAACTATTTCTTTAGCAATTTTGTGTTTGCATGCTATTGGTGTCTATATTCATTTTCTAATAATAGACGGTTATAACACATTGCCCTCTGAAGGGGTAATATTCCTTTACGATGATAGTAGAAACGTACAAAGTATCTGTGTATATATACTGCTAGTTTCTGTTGCTTTTATGGATCAAATTTATAGAAATAATCACAATGGAGTATCAAGATTACTGACACACGTCTTTTCCATCTTGCTCCCTGTAACCTTAGTCATTCCCTATATAATTCGATTCATTATAAATACACTAGGGAATTCAATACGACTTGTTACATCATTCCCAACAGTAATGCAAACTATAGAAGAAGCAGAACATATTGTATGGATTTTATGTTCAATATTTCTACTAACAAGCATTATCATTCCATTTTTTATTTTTTTCAAAGAAGAAAAATATAAAAATTTTGTTAAATATTGGGGGCTCGTTTTTTTCTTAGATATAGGTGGAATTCGCCTGTTTCTTGCAATTCTTTCATACAAACTATTGGTTTTTTTATGTAGTTTAATAATTGTAGGAATTATGATATTCAGTTTATATATTGCAATAAAACAACGTTGTCCAAATTGTAAAAAACTATCCAGTATGAAATATATTGATACATCCTTATTGAAAGAAGAAAATATTTCTATTAAAGTAGAAAATGCAACACGAGATTCTATTGGCAATCTCACTGGCACAATTGAACAGTATATCCCCGGAAAACGTGAGTTTTTCTTAGAAACCTATCAATGTAAACATTGTGGATATGTGCATACAAAAACAGTAACAAAAGAAACAGCTTCACTTTAATTGTTAGTTCTTCAAATTCAAAAATTATCTATTAGTAGAAAGGTGGAAAACAAAATGTCTATGTTAAATATTTCCAAATGGTTTGGTATATTATTACCTGTTTTTAATATATTAGGATTATTTTTCTCTGGTTACAGGGCAGAATTTCAAGGAATATCTGGTGTACTATCTTGGATTATGGCAGAAATTGTCTTTCTGTTTATTTCTTTCTGTCTTATTTATTTTGTAGTTGGTAAAAAATCTAAATGTCCTTCTTGCAAAAAGCCATTTTCATTAAAACAGACAGGTCAAGAGATTGTATCAAAAGAAAATGTTTCTGTTCTAGTTGAGAACAAAACACGCAATAGAAATGGTGAAGTTACTGGAACATCAGAACAGTATGTCCCAGGTATTAGAACTACTTACAAAGTATACTACACATGTAAGCATTGCGGAAAAGTAACTTATCAAACAGTTTCCGAAAGCCAACCAACATTATAATACAGATATTGCAGATAAGAGGTATACAATGAAAAACAAAGCAAAAATTATAAGTATTATGTCCGTTGTTCTGATTTTAATTATTGGGATTGCCGGATATTTTATGTATCAAAAGGCAGAGGAAGAAAAAGCTATAAAGAAAAGCCTTAACAAAATCACGAAAACCGAAACTTCTTTTTCTAAGGCAGAAACACATGAAGAAAAATTGAATATTTTAAAATCATGTATAACAGAAATGACAGATTATAATAAATCAAAAGAACATTTTGAGCAAGTAACTGATAAATATAAATCCGCCATTTCCTCTATGCAAGAAGTTTTTACAAAAGAATATGATTCTATCATTGAAGAAAATACTCTGAACAACCTTGATTCTTTAGATAATATTTCTGCTATCACTAATAATAAAGACAATCTTTCTTCTTTACTTTCTACTATAGAAGCAGAAAAAGATTATGTTTTTTCTTCCAATGATGATTTTGAAAGCTATCAACAAAAAATTACTGAATTAACAGAATCATACACAAATAGGATAACCGCCTTAGAAGAAGCTAAGAAAAAGGCTGAGGAAGAGGCTAAGCGCAAGGCTGAAGAAGAAGCCAAACGTAAAGCCGAGGAAGAAGCAAGAAAAAAAGCCGAAGAAGAAAAAGCAAAAACACATTATGAAAATGAATACTTCTCCGTTGATGTGCCAAAAGAATGGATTGACTGCTGGTCTGTACAAGAAGAAAAACGAGGTACTGATGGTACTATATATCACTTTAGTTATGACCCGCCAGGAGAAAACAACGGTGGCGGTGGTAGAATTTTTGTTGTTGACGCCACCTATGGTTTACCTCAAAATGGTCTGGTAATTTCAGAGCCTTGTGACATTGTAGGATATACGTCCCACAAATTCGCTGTATTCAAAGGTATAGAAGCAGGTGCAGGCTTCTTCTTTGACGGTGGTGCTACAATTACATTAAAATAA